CTTTAGCCTGACTAAATTCATCCTACACTCGGTTGCGTCATGCCCGTCTAAAAGTTCAGCTAAGCACATAAAATCCTTTCGTGTTTCAACCAGTTCCTCCCGTGCTGCGGTTAGTTCATTGTCTCTTTGCTCAAGTAATTCGTCCGATCTCCACGCTTCTGCTTCCCATTGAGTAGATGCATCCAACGCTGCGGTTAGCTCGCGTTCTAGATTTTGGGCGAATGCCACTGCTTTATTGTAAGCTACATAATCATCTATATCAGTATCATATGCGGTTTTACTGAATTCATCAGTCCTCGGTGTCGGTGTGTTGTTCATAGTTCGGTTGGTTAAAATTGGTGGACGTTTTTTGGGATGCGTCCTCCCCCTTTGCCCCTGCTCGTCGGGTTATCCCAATCCGCGAGGAAATCTGTTTTACAAGTCTTTTGGAAATAATTCCACCCTACCTAATTTTAATGACCTTAGCGTAGGGTGTTTAATTATTGATCTAATCGGTCCAGCTCCAAAGGAACACGTCCATTTAGGAGTCCCATTTTCTCCAGCCCCGCTACCTCCAGATGCTTTATATCTTAATGCGTCTTTCGGTGATTTAGCTGCTGCTGCTATTTGGGTGATCCCCCAGCAATCGTTGCTTCCTGAGTGGGTAATAATATAGACGGGATAAGTTTTCATGGTTCGGTTGGTTGGTTTAGGGATTGTCGTTGTTCTATTTTCTCAGTTAGTGCTTTGACTCTCTCTTCAAGTTTCTCAATTCGATAATCAAGAATGGAAACAATTAGAATAGATGCCGCTCCTACCGTGGCTATTATAGTTTTCTCCATAATGTTGGTTCGTTAAATTTAGCCGTTCGGTCGGTCAGCTTGGATGTTCTCAGAAGTCAAAAGGTCTGAATTGGTCAAAGTCATCGCTCCCTCCTTTCACGGCTGCGAGTGCTTCGTCGACAATCTCATCAATTCTGTCTAGTTCATCAAAGGCATCTACCGCGACCAATCCTACTTTTTGTATTTTACGCAAAGCCTCCGCCAGCCTGTCCCGCTGCTCCTTTAGCCTGACTAAATTCATCCTACACTCGGTTGCGTCATGCCCGTCTAAAAGTTCAGCTAAGCACATAAAATCCTTTCGTGTTTTCAACCAGTTCCTCCCGTGCTGCGGTTAGCTGCTCGGTGACGGTGGTTAGCTCGCGTTCCAGGGTTCGGCTAAATTCTGCCCATGGTAACGGATCATCAATTAATGAGCAGAAAGAATCGTATTGGAAATTATAAGCCCAACCATCTTCGTTATCATCAGTCCTCGGTGTCGGTGATCCCGTCTCGAATGATGGCGGTTCTGGGTCATGGGCAAGTCCAGCTATGACCATCTCCCCGCACACAGGGCAGGGATATTGACCAATAGGTTTTCCTGCGAGTAATCTAGGGTCGTGAGGGCAAGTTGATTGATTGTTAGTCCTCGGTGTCGGTGTGTCGTTCATGGTTCGGTTGGTTAAGGGATTATCGTTGTTCTATTTTCTCAGTTAGTGCTTTGACTCTCTCTTCAAGTTTCTCAATTCGATAATCAAGAATGGAAATAATTAGAATAGATGCCGCTCCTACCGTGGCTATTATAGTTTTCTCCATAATGTTGGTTGGTTGAATTTATCCGTTCGGTCGGTCAGCTTGGCTGTTCGGCTCAGGAATTGTCGGCTTTTCCTCGTGGAGTGCAGCCACTTCTCGGATCGTGCGTCCGACGATGGTTTGGTCATTCATGCTTCCCCGCTGTCCGAGGTTGATGGATGCTTTTAGCCCGCTCGGAGCGTCGATGTGGAGCCAGCAATCACCGCATGGCTTGAGGGTCAGTTTCAGTTTTGGTTCGTTCATTTTCGTGTTTTGGTTGTGCCGCACCCCGAAAGCCGAACAAGGCGGTAGAGGCAACGGCGATAAAGTTTCTAGTCGAGGTCGGAGTCTTTCGCGCCGTGCCTCACCTCGACGTTCTGGTTTAGGGATTGGAGGGCTTCGGTTGCAATGCTTTCTGGATCTTCTTCTGCGAATCTGCCTTGGTAGTCAAGGATTTTCTCTAGTGCTTCTATAAGCATATCCCGTTGCCGTTCAAGTTTCCTAGCAAAGTCAACCTTGACCCTGCCAGTTCTGCTTGGTGGTAAATCCATAAAGGACTGGATGATTTCGTTCATGTCTGTCTCTGGTGTGTCTCTTTCTGGTTCGTGTCTCATAAGTATTGTCTCCTTCCAAACTCTGCAATTAAGCAAGCGTCAATGATACCATCGTGTAGCTTCTTACCCTTGGGTTTCAGCGTAGGGAACTTCTCGTCTTTCCAGTTGGCCAACGCAAAAGCCTGCTCGCTTTCTTTGCTGGCTGCAATCTTGCTTTTACCCATCAGTTCCTTCTGCCATTGCCTTGCCTGGATACCATACCAATGAAGGTTCTTAGTCTCCATTAGCCCACGCAGGCTATGAAAGCTGGATGCCATAGACAACGCAGCTCCAAGGCTTTTGCTTCCACAAGGTTCTTCGATGTAATACGTGGCGTAGTTCAATCTTCCGTGCATCTCTTTTATCAGCCACAGATTGACTGCCTGAATATCAATCTCGTTCTTGCCCTTGCGTTCCTTGCACGGCATTGGGGTCATGGCGATGATTCCACCCGTCTGCTGGCTAAGGATAGCGATACCCCCAGATAGCCCGTTATCAATGCCAACAACGCATGGTTTCACGGCATATTCTTCAACCGTATGACCAAACGCATCGAGCATATTCTTTGCATCAATAACGTCTATCTCCTTGGTAACGTGGTTAGGATAGTTCGCAATGGTATAGTGGACAATATCATCATCGCCCATCAGCTTTCCATCAACGTAGATTTGTGTTTTCATAGAGTATCAATTCCAATATTCTCGTCACGAATATATTCGATTGCGTATTCAAGTATTTGTATCACTTCTTCTAGGTCATAATCCCTATCGTGATCGGGGATCGACTTGTGGATGTAGTGGATAATGTGAGCGGCTTGATACTCGTTAGGGTCTGGCTCGTTATCTGGTGGTGCTGTGTAGCGGTTGGTATCTTCGTGGTCTGTGAGTAGTGGCATAGTGTAGTCTGGTTACTTGTTTGATGCTCTTGCTTGGGCTTTTTTGATGGTGCGTTTCTTTGTGTTCGTGTGGACGCTCATGCTGCCTTACCTCCCTTGAGAAAGTAAGCAGAGTAACGCTTGCCGTTCTTGATGACTTCCTTCTTGGCAATCTCCCAGCCCTCCTGCTTGAGTTCGTGGATGCGTGATGCTAGTCGCATACAACCATGCCGTTCAAGTGATTCAAGTGCTGTTAGCTTACGGCCTCGGATTAGGTCATCCAATATCATTTGGTTTTGTGTCTTTTTCATATTAGTTTCTATTTGTTTGTTAATAACGTGAGCATTTCAAGCCTGTTTCGTAGTCAAGGTTAAGTTCGGAAGTGTGCCGCCACATTTCAAAGCCTTCTGGGAACAAGACTGCAACGCAATCGCATCCTCTGACAGTCTCGCATTGTAGATCCCACAAGTGCTTCTCGCTATTGGCAATGACTGGGTTCTTTTGGTCAACCTTATAGACTACTGTGAGACTTTCATAACCTAGCTTTTTGGCATCTTCTGGTTGCAATACCTTGTAGCCGTTGGTGTGGAATAATGGTTCGATTTTCATAGATTAAAACGGTATATCATCCTGGCTGTCATCTTGTTCCTGGTTGCTTGCTGGACGGCTAGTGGTAGCCTGTGGCTTACTTCCACCATCACGCTTGCTGTCAAGGAACTGCATATTATCAACCACAAGGGTCATCATAGAGCGTTTCTGCCCAGTTGCCTTGTCATCCCACTTCTCCTCCTTCAAACGCCCTTCCACGAATAAGCCTGAGCCTTTCTGGATAAACTTGGCAGCGTTCTCGGCAGTAATTCCGAACATGACAATCGGCATGAATAGCGTTTCGTCCTTGTTCTTGTGGTTTGCTGATACGGCGATGGTTGTTTTCCCAACTGCCGTCCCAGTAGGGGTATGTTTTAGCTCAACGTCTTTCGTTAGCCGTCCGATAATTTGTGTTTTCTGATAATTCATTTGTTTATGCCCATGCAGGCGGATTGATTTCTAATACATTCTCATGCTTTGGCGAGAACTTTTTACTGAAAACTGCACTTTGCCACTTAGCAACAGCGTTCATATAGCCCTCACGCCCCTTCTCAATGAAAGAATCTGACAAGCGAACGACTGCCATCTCATGCGGGTAAGTATCCTCAATAAACAGAAATTCAAACGACTGTTTAGGTTCGCCATCACTTAGACCGTTGACCAGATCGAGATACAAGGCCGCCTGCCAATGGTAGCCCATGTTATAGACCAGCCTTTGCATATCGTTAGCATCGCCAATAGATGCCGTGATTTTAAGGTCAACCAGCGTCTCGCCTCGGTTCGGCAAAATGTCCACCATACCCTTGATAAGCGTATCACCGATCTTTCCAAACGCTGCAACTTCGTATTCACAAGCACCCAGCCCGAACACGTATTCGCTATCCATCACCAGCTCACGAATATCTTCGCCTCGTTTCCAATCTGGTTCTTTGAGGATTGTGATACCCTTTGCCTGCATCTCACGCTTCCATTCCTTCGCCTCGTTTGTCCGAAACTCGTCATATTTTGACAAGCTGAACTGGTTATCAACTACGTCTGGCGTAAGGCACAAAGCATGGACAAAGCTGCCAAAGTTCATGCGGTCTGTAACCTCAAACTTAGACCCGTTAAACCACTTGTAAGGTGATTTGTTAAACTGCCAAAGCAAGCTCTTGCTCACGGGTGCTTTAAGGTTCTCTGGAGTGGCGGTAATATCGTAGTATTCCTGCCCCATCCCTCGGTGTAATCCTAGTGTTATTTCTTTCATTGTGGTTTTTGGTTATTCTTTGATTCTGAGTTGTGCTACATTGATACCAAGCTTTGCTGCAATATCTTCTAGAGAGACTTCTACAATCTTTGGTCGTTTGTCTATAAGGATACCATCGGAATTTTCCCAATAGATTTCTATACCATTGACATCATATTCATATTTGCTCCAATAACCATCGGATGTTTCCCAATAGATTTCATTACCATCTTTATCTTTGATGACATGTTGGTTTAGTTAGTAATGCTTCTGAATGTTTGATGGCTTCCTCCATCGTTTCATGGCAAAGGTTATTTTCCATGTTGAAATGGTCGATGAAGTCATCATTCCAAATGATTCTGTAATAACCAGATGGTAATAAGTTTGGCGTGTAGTATATTTCTCCTTCTTTCATAAGTTTAGCCTTCCTCCGATTCGTCAATTAGTTGTTGCAATGACTTACTTTTAGCTGGGTTAAGTTTGGTTTTCATCTCGTCTTTTGTATCACTAACGATAATCCTTTCCTCTGGTGTTAATTTCTGCCATATGGTAGCAAGCTCATCCAATGACTTAGCACCACGCACAAGCAGTTCAGGGTTCGGACGGATAGGTGATACGGCTGAAATATATGCGCTAGGCTTCTTGCTTGCTGCGTTACCATCATCATCTTCTGGGGCAATTCCACACGTTGCCATCAATGAGTAACGTCTAGCATAGGTTAATGCGCTGCCGTAGCCTTGCGGGTCTTGCTTTGCTGCTGGAACGGTCAACACGCCTCCAGATAACTTCTCCCCGCTCTCATGGATAAGAAGCGTCTCAATAGCCACTCCAGTAGTGCTTGGGTGCGTTACCTGGAGTAATCCAATTCCGTTCTCATTAAGCGAGTCAATTACTGCCTCAACCACCGCCGAAAGATCAGCGTATCGAGACTTGAAATGCGGGTTCGTTGATGTTTTCAATGCTGGTGCAAAGCCTTTTTGAGCTTTGAGGAAAGCAGCGCAAACTTTGCTCTGCTGGTTTTCTGTTGGTTCATACATTTGTTTAAATGGTTTTTCGTGTTGTTCGTTTTCCATATTTGTTTGTCTTTCGTTTTATTGTTGGTTTGTATTCTCAATAGAGTTATTCGTGTATTCGTCAGCGACTAGGCACGGCACAAGTTTGCTTACATCATCAAGAATCGCCCTCAATCTGTAAGCATGGCTAGGCCGTTCTGACATTGCCGCCACTCTTAAGCGAGCATGGCAAACCTGCTGCGGAGACTTCCAGCCAACAAGCTCGGATGTTTCCCTCAATGTCGCTGCCCTGCTCCAAAGCGTTGCAATGATGTTCCTCGGCGTTGTCGAGCTATGCTGATGATTCCCACCTAGCACAAAGTCTGGGTCGGCATTGTAGTGCCTGCAAACTATCTCAACCAAGGTTTTGAACTCACCATCTGGCAGTTCCTCAAATCGTTTATTCGTTGTCTTTTTCATCTTTTCTCAATTACTTGTGCGGGTTTATCGCCTCAAGAGCGTTTCCCGTCAATTCTTTTTTATGGTTTGCAGTCATTTTCTGCCTTATCTCGCAAAAACGCGCACGGGTATCGTGAGAATCTTCCACAAGAGGGTTTTCATTCTCAAACGTGTTTCAATATCCCGATTAGCTTCTCAATGCAGCCTTTCAGCTTGGCCCGAATCTGCTTCTCAATGCGCTTGCGTTTAATCCGCTTGGCTTCTTTCTCTGCAATCCTGGTTAGGATCACGTAGGTTAGCCAAGGCGTGTCTCGCCCGATTGTCTTGTGTGGTTGTTTGTAGTTCATATTTTTATCACTTATATTTATTTAATTCATCCATTAGCCATTCTTCCCTAGCCTGCTGTTTTGCTGCATAGAAACTTTCTGCTTCCTTTATTTCATTGTATCGCTTGGCAATACTCATTACATCGCTATAAATATCCTCTTCCGCCGTAGCAGGGTGATGATTCCAAGTTATCACACGGATAATCCTACTTAAATCAACTTTATTTAGGTCGATTGGATTTGTAAGATCGTATTTAAACCCCATTTCCTTCTCAATGAAGTCAACCTCTTTCTGTGTTAATGGTTCACTATTGCAAAATTGGCACCTCATAATAGCTCCTTGTTTTGTGAGTAAAAGGCGAAAGCGTTACCTATTTTAAAACGCTTACTTAGCTTCTCAATAAGTGCTTTATCCCAGTATTCTTGAGGGACGGCTAGTTCAAGCAAAGCAAGCCGAAAAGCGGCGTGTTTTAACTTGCTCCAATTCTCAATGCCAAAATGCTTACCTGCTTTTATTTTATCGTTCATATTTTTCTAGTGTTAAATTCCCATCTCAATATCGACAACGCCTTGCGCGTCACTTCTGTCTAATCCCTCGGATTCCAGCTCGGAAACTCGCCTTTCGTATTCCTCCCAGTCAATGTCTTTCGTTTTCATGGTTTGTTTTTGTTTTACTTATAATAAACTCCAAGCTCGTCCAATTTGGCGTTACTATTCGCCATTATGTATTCAATGGATTCATTTGCATTTGATTCGCCAATACATCCCCTCCACTGCCTCGCCTTTGCCTTGAAGTAATAAGTTAGGTCAAATATGTCTTGCTCATTCATTACATACCTCCAAAGGCTTTTGAATTTGTAATTGGTTTGCAAAACATTCTTCAATTTAGGATTGCGGATGGTTTTAAATACTTCTATTTCGCTTCCTTCTTTGTAATAAACTTCTTGTGGTGTCATTATCTTTCTTTCTTTGGTTTGGTTTGTTTGTTTGTTTTTTGGCTGGGTCGTCAGATTACTGGCAAGCTCCAGATTTGTTTCTCAATGTGGTTTGTTTCTCAATGCTGGTTTAGTTCTCAATAAGCGCAAGTTTCCCCATGATCTTTGCATCAAGGCGCGTCAACTCGGAAACGGTGATTGTCCCATTGTTGAAATGCCTTGTGATTTGATTCTCACGGCTTGCAAGTTCTTCTTTTGTCGTTGCGGATTTGATACGCTCTAAAAGATCCTGATAGTTTGTTTGTGGTTTGGTCTGCATAAGTTTATGGTTTGCGCCTAGAAAACCCCATCCCCGAGAGAGGATGAGGTGATTCAGGGGAGTTTGTGGCTAGCCTATTTCCAAGGCTCTGCCGCCATGCGGTAAAGCTCCAAGTCGCTAGAGCCAAACTTCCCCCCTTGCAAGTAAATGCCCAACACGACAAGCGCGACAAGTAGAAAAGTCATTGCGTAGGTTTTCCAAGTGATTGGCTCGTTCATGCAGTTTCCTTTCTAATGGAACGAATAAATTTGATATAGTCGCTAATATTATCCTTGGGACTATATCTTGCGATTTTTGATGAATGGCGATATTGGAATTCATACCGAATCGACATAAGCGCGTCCCGTAGCTGGAGGCGCATGGCTTGTCTTTTTTTTTGTGTTTTCATAAGTAAAT